CCGCCGTAGTTTTGCACCATGATGCAACCTGCGGTGGTGCTCAATTTTGTCGATCCAGCGAGTGTCGCGTCGTATATCTTAATCGACACGCCAGCGGAGGCACACCTGAGATCGGCAGTTGTTGCTCCGGCGACGTTAATTTTATTGACATTATACCCTTGTCGGCATGACCCACTTGTGAACGTCATGCCGTACGACGTTGACTGACGGCACCATAAATCCTCTAACTGCAAACCTTCGCCAAGCGCCATAGATGGGCGCATGTTTGTCAGTTTCATGGAGATGTACTTGGACCTGTCAGCGGTGCTTGCTATTGCTGTGTCAGCGGTGTTTGCTGAACCGGCAAGAATCACCTTGTCAAAGATGCAGTCGGCACGCAACCCCATTTGCACTCCAACCGCAACAACCCCAACGAACGCACAATTTACCATCTTTGCAAATGTTGCCCCGTTAGGCCCCGCGTGGACTTGGCCGATGAACACGCAGTTACGCAACTCGGTAAATTGCTGCATTCGCATAGACTGGCCAGTAAAGTTGGAAACCATCAGCACGGTAAGACCATCCGTGTCCAGAGTGGACATATCCGTTCGATTGTACCCACCTTCATAGACCGATACTGCCGATGCAGTCCCGGCCTCTGACAGAGTGTTCGCGTCACTGTTTGAACTTGCCGCGAGAGTGTCATTCTGGTCGGCATGCCAAACGTACAGCGTGCCGCTGCTAAAACTCGCGTGAGGCCAGACGCAGCCAGTTTGCGTGCCAGCCACGCCAGTGCCGAGCAGAGTCGCAGTGGTATCGGTTAAAAAATGCCGGATCGATTGCAGACTAGTGTCTTGAGCGGTGCTGTATATATTCGCTTTCGTCGAGGCTTTACTGAATACAGACCAAGGCGTTATGCTGTTGGGGGTGACGGCAGGGTCGTGGCAAGCCGCGATGCAGTCGATAAGAATCGCAGTGGTGCCAGGGTCAGCAGACACCTCAACGGCAATGCTTCGGACGTTGCTCGGGAGCGCGGCGCCATTTTTGAACAGCGCTGAATGAAACGCAGTTATCGCGGCTTTTCCGTCGTAGGTGAGCGTTGCAACGACTGTGGTAGCTGACGCATCGCTACACAGTTTGAGCGTAATGACTTGAGCGACACTTCCAGTGTTGATCGCCGCATGGATAGCACTGAACGCGGATAGATCGACCGTGGACCCTAGATCGAAGTACCCAATCTGCCCCGTACCAAACGCCGCCGCCGGGGTGAACGATACGGAGTTAGTACCCTCCCATCGAGAGGTTGACGCTGCACCAGTGATATTGGTCGCAAACGTCCACCCAGTGGTCGAGTCGCAAAGGGTAAGTATCCTGTGATTCCCCGACGGCAGCGTCAGCGTTGTGGCGCCTGCGGTGATGCTGCATCCTGAGAGACTGCCTGTGATTGAGGCTTCAAGCGCCCACAGATCACCGGGTTCGCAACGTGGCGCAGTTGCCCCATTGTTAAATCCCCGTACGGCGAGATCCCTTGTAGATCCGTCGTTCGCATTGTTACCAGCCCCTGGTCGCATAAACTTTTTTGCCATTACAATTCCCCCGCGTCGAGGTTCGCTTTAGTTTTCTCGACCAACCGCGTAACGTCTACATCGGTATGATTGACCGGAAGAAAGACAGGGATCGACCTCTCAGTCGCGTTTTCGTCAACGAACGCCAGCAACTTCGCAACATACCCCTCCGGTGGAGGGGCGTATGAAGTGTCTTTTGATTCGAGGAATGACCACGGCATGAGAACTCCAGATTGCTAGGCGTTTCCGTCTGTTTTAGTCCAAGTGCTGATGGTCACGACCTGGCCAGCGGTGATGGAAACGCTGTCAAGCGTCAGATCTCCGCCGCCGCCCGTAACGGTCACAGAACCCTGTTCATGGCAGGTAGTGCCGTCGCTTGCGTACAGGCGATAATGGGCAGCGGTGCCAGAGTTATCGGCGCTGGCGTCCTGCCATGTGCCTGTTTTGGTTTTGCTGCCACCTGACGCAGCGTTGGCCCAATCTGATGGCAGCGTGATTGTTGCCAGAACTGTGCCTGAGTCTGCGGTTGCGCAGTCGGCTGGCTGCGCGCCTGTGCGGATTTTCAGGACTGCGGATGTGCCGATTGCGGTTTCGATTGCGTCGAGGCGAGCGTTGCGCACTGCCGTTGATAGTTGGACTGTCATGGGTTATCCTTTCAAGGATTCAGGAGGGGTTTTTTTGCAGACTTCTATATAATCATCATACGTCTTGTCGCGGTCGAGTTCAATCGTCTTTTTCTCTTTTCGTTGCATCATTGCGTAAATTGTGGCCATAAGAGTTGCGAGTCCACTCGCGCCAACGGTTCCCCAGTCTGTTCCGGGTTTCGGCATCGAGGTACTGACCGCGCTTGAGATTTGTTCAACGCTTGGGAAGTTTGGCAGCGGTTGCGGTTTGATCGCTTCCAAGGCCCCGAGGATCTTTCCTTGTGATGCTTGGACGGCAGCACTCACAAGCGCCGCAACATCGACCCCCGAGGTCTCGGATGCAAGAGTGGTGCTTGTCGTGGAAATGTTGACTTCCTGGCCTGCCTGAACACCCACCGTCCGAGTCTGCGTTTGGGTCCGCGCCTGCGAAGTGCAAGACGCAAGAAACGCCAGAAAAATGAAAGCAATTGCATATCTCATTTCTTTCCCTTTCTGCTTTCGAGGGTGATTTGTGGATCCATGAATCTAGTTTCTTTGTGCGAAGTTGGAAAGTCTGCGGATTCGATGGTCAGTCGTCGCACAAGATCATCGCAGGGTCGCCCGCCTGTGCAGTCTGCAAATCTACATTCTTTTGCTTTCGATTCTTCGAGTTGTTTTTCGAGGCTCGTGATCCGCTCATCCATCTTTGAGATACGCTCATTGATTTGCCTCAACATCATGTCCCAGATTTTTGTCCCAAATAATTTGACCAGGGCGAAGACCCCACCGATGACGGCAACGCAAATTGTGGTGATTGATCCTGCGCCCAAAGACTCGTCGGCCATGATATTTATTCCTGTGGTGCTGATGTCTGTGAATTGTCGCGTTCGATCTGGCAATCTCTGATAAAACTGTAGTAAAACGCCATCGCTTGGTTACCGTCAACCGTCTGGCCAAGCAGAGAATCGTCAACGGGGTTTCTCAGTGGGAATGTTTTTGCTAGTCTTGTCGGAGTGAGGTTCACTGAAAATGCAGGGGTTTCGCGCAAGACCACTTCGCCATTGCCAGAGAGTTTGACCATTTCTTGCTCGCAGATTTCGATAGACGGAATGCCGCCGGAGGGGGTGACCACCGTTTGCTTTTGACTCCGCGTGCGGGTCTGCCCGTCTAGTTCGATTTGGTCGTATTTTCCGCGCATGGGGTTTCTTCCTTCGGTTTGATTTCTGCGGCCTGGATCTGGGCAAACGTGGTATTGACGGCGAAAGCCTCAAGAGCATTCAGCGATTTGCCAATACCTTGCGCCAAAAGTTGGAGTTGCTGATCTGTGATCGTGTACGTCTTCATTTGATTCCTTCAGGTTGCGATGAGGCCGTGGGTTCTGACCATGGCTATGATTGAATTGATCTTTGATTTGTTCGCATTTGCCAAGGAGATTGCGCTTGTTAAATCTGTGGCGTCTGCGGTGGAAACGTCTGCGATTGCAGACTGTTGTTCTTTAACAACCTGTGTGCCGTCGATCTTGATCACGCCGGAGCATTGCATGTCACCACCAGCAAATATCGACTTCTCTGCGCCGATGCCGCCTTCAGTTACGATGGAACCTGTGTCTTTATCTGTTGCGTCTGTGGTGTTTGTGAGCGACAAAACGCCTTTCCTGAGCGTCATCCAAGTTGCGCGAGCGGTGGAGCTGTTTGGCGTTGAATCCCACTGAAAATATGCCCCGTAATTTGATGCAGAAAAGGTGCCGTCAGCCACCACAATAAATCTGGCCACTTGTCCGGTTAGGACAGACCCACTGTATCCAAACCCGCCCATGCCGATCAAAGTCGAGTTTGCGACCGTTGCCGCAATAGCGTCTCTGGTTCCTCCGATTCCCCTGCCCAACACCGAGCATCCAGAAGGGTTAGAGCCGTAGAATCCTGTGATTTCGATTCCTGGGTAAGCGTTGTTTTCGCCGATGATACGCAGTGTTGAAGAAGAAATTTCGGTTGGTATTGCGCCTGTACCAAAGTCAAAAATTTGCATACCCAAAAAGGTTTGGGCGTTTCTGGTTGCGATTGTTCCCGTTTCATCGGGTAAGGAAAGCGTTCTATTCGCAGACAACGCCAACGGTGTGACAGAAACCTTGAACCCACTCGTCCCTCCTGCGCGACCGATGAATTCGATCGCGTCCTGGTTCGCAGCGGCTTGGACTTTTTGAGCGCCGGTGAGGGTATTTGCTGTGTTGAGCCCAGGAACATCTAAGGTCGTTCTTTGCGCGGCGGCAGTGGCATCGTCAATGAGCTCCGCGCCTGCGGCTGAGATTCCGTGTACCCCGATGGTCAGGGCTGAGTGGACCGCGACTGCTACTGCGGTTGGTTCGAAAATTGGGACTCCGGCGTTTTGGGTCATGTGCCAAACTCCCGGCGATCGATGATGATCGTGGATCCGCCCTTGACGATTTGTTCGCGGGTGGTTTCGTCGTTGTTGGTGCGGTTGCCTGAGACATCCCAGTAGAGGGGATCGCTGGAGACTGCGCCTGCTGCGAGGTAACTGTAGATGTCTGCGACACTGTTGAGGGTGCCAGTCGTTGCGGGGAAGACGATATTGAGGTTGCCGACGTTGTCGCCGGTGAGGACGAATCCGGTTGGCGATCCGTTATAGGCGTCGAGTTTCTTGGTTGTTTGGTCTGCGGTTCTGACACCAAGTTTAAGGTTGTAATACTGGGTAAAGTCTGTCAGGACATTGCCGGTTTTGAATACCAGGGTGAATTCGTTGCGCCGGTATGCGTTGAGGCGGATTGCGTATTGTGATCCGGCGGTGGCGTTGGAGACTTCAACGATTGAGGCGCGGGCAAGGTTACTGAATAGAGAATCTTCGTCCTGGACGGTCAATTCCCCGTTCCAATATGATATGTCAGTCGAGTAATTCGCGTTGTTTGGGAAGGCCTCGATCCACCAGCATGGGCCGGGTGAAGGCATGGTGAAAAACAGACCATAGGCGCCAGGGCGGCGGGATGAGGCAAGAAGCGAGGCGTTATGAGTCCAGGTTGAAAATGTTATCGCTCCGAAGACAACATTTTCTGCATAGATCGTGAAGTCAGACAAGGTCAGTCCGGTCACGAGGTTCCCTGTGGTCTTGTTATAGACCCTGAATACCTTACAATTTGTTTGGAGAGTTCTCATTGCTGTTGGCGCGTTCCGGGGCCGGAGTGGGATTTGACTTTGGCGCTGATCAGTTCGATGGTCCAGGTCTGGGCGATGCGGTCATCGCGGAAGACTCTAATTTTCCATTCGCGATTTGAGGCTTCTTTGACGATGTCGCCTGTCCAAGGTTCTTGAACGGTGCGGGATGCGAGTGCGGCGGCGAGGGCGGATTTCAGGATGCAGAGAGTGGCAATACGTTTTTCAGATTCGATGCCGACGATGCCCATCTCAGTATTGAATGATGCTGGTTCCCAAAGGATGCCAGAGACGGTAAAGGATTCGCCGGTATCAACGCGGGTGAACGTGAGTGCCTGGGCGAGGCCTGATGTCGGGGAGAAGAGATTTCCCAGGTCGCTGGCGATTTGGTCGGCGAGAGTCATGGGTGTTACAGTTGCCGTTGCCAATGTTCAATGGTTTTTTCGGTGATGCCAAGGGTCTTTTCGGTCATCAATTTATTGGGACTGGTGGTGATGGCGTTTGCCAGGTCATTGATATTTTTAATCCCGTGAACGTCGAAGAGGTGTCCGGCAATGTTTTCGCCGATGCCATCAATTTTCATGAGGTCTTTGATTGCTCGTTCGCGGGTATCTTTGACGGCCCCTTTGATGCTGCGGCCATCGACCTCGACAACTTCAAACGCGGACCAGCGCAGGTTTCGGCGGAAGTGATCGAGTCGTTCCTTGGATGGGAGCTTGATGGCGCAATAGATGTCACCCTTTTGCAGGGTTTCTTTGCCAACTCGAATTGGGCGAAGGCAGCGGACTTCTGCGTATGCTGGGTCGGACATGGAGTTTCCTTGTCTCAGAGGTTCATGGTGTGATCCCGCCCCCTGGCCAATGCTGGCTCAGGGGGACGAGGATTCAGGGTGTTCAAGTGAATTCGCAGAGCACCGCGTCGGTGAACATGCCAAAGGCCGCGTTTCCGACAGCCTTCAGGCCGTGTTCCCAGCGGTCGCGATCGTGACGATCATCCTTGATCGTGCGATTGCGAAGGGCGACGTTTTCGCTGAAGATGAACGGGCAGGCGTTTGGACTGGTGTTGACCATAGCAAACTTGCTGGACAGCGTGATGCGTGGCGAGGCGACCAGGGTGATCTTGACACCGGCAGCTGAGAGGCCTTTAACGGGGTTGTCGATCGTGCCGGAGCCAGTGTCTAACATGGTGTTCTGGATCGCTTGCAGGGCAGTTCCGGCCAGGGAGTTGCCAACAACGATTTTGAGATCGGTGATCGATTCGTTGATCGGTTCGCCTTGATCATCAAGGAACCCGGTGATCTGCGAGTAAGCAGACAAGATGCCTTGAGCAAATTCTTCAACCGTTGGGGTTGTGCCAGAGGCTGCTGCTACAGCGATCTTGTTATCGATGGTGCCACTATTGCCCCAGACGTGATCGTCGGCAAAGAATGCCTTACCGTCAAAGCAAAGGGCAGATTCAGAGGCGTTGATTAATGATGCGATCAGGGCACCTGGCCAAATCGCGTATTTGGCAACGAGTTGACCGATGCGCATATCGACCAGTTCGGTTTTGTCGTTGATCAACCATTCGTCTGGTACGACGATGGAATCTTCGAATTTTTCGTTTTTCATTGACCAGGCGTAGGGGACGAACTGCGAACTTTGACGCTTGTCGGTCCACTTTTTGAAACCGGGGATTGCGCCAAGGAAGTCGAGGTTGATCGACTCGCCAGACGACAGGTTGTTGGGGATCATCGCGGCCAAGGCGGCCAGCGAGTAGGCAGGGGCGACGGCGGTGTCGATGGCTTTTCCGATGCGGCCATCAACGAAAGGAGCGGTAATGCTCATGGGGTTTTCTCTTTATGATTCTTGGTTTTTGGTTGGTGGTTTTACGTCGTCAGATCAGGCGATCTTTTGCGCGGTGATGTACCAGTTGGTGCCATCGCAGTAGGCTGTGATGGTGTCGTTGGCGGCATCGATGGCTGCGTGGTTTGCGGTGCCGTCAATCGTGCCAGAGGCTGGGGTGATGGTCGCTGCAACAGCGTCGGCAGTCGTCTTTTTGAAGGTGATTGAACGACCGGCGCAGTCAGCACTTGCAGGCAGCGTAATAGTTTGGGCTCCGGTGCTGGGCAACAGGATGACCTTGTCGAGGTCGGCAGTGGTCAGGGTGACGTTGCCCGTCGCGGCCAGGGAGCGGGTGCCGCGTTGCGCGATGGGGCAGCAACGATTGGTCTTTCCCTGGATGATGGCGACATTGGTGGCAGAAACACCAACCACAACACCGACGAAGGTATTGCCGGTGGGTGTGAAAGTCAGGGTGTTATCGTCGCTGGCATAGACCGGGCGGCGATGGGCCACGTCGTCCTGGGCAACGCCAGTGAGCCCCATTTCGAAGAGGAATTCACCAGAGATGGCGTTGACAGTGCGTCCGCCATCGGCGGATGCAACGTTGGCTGTGGCGATCTGTTCAGTGCAGATGCCAGCAAAGGGTTCGCCAGCGACAAGTTCGTGGGCGTAACCGGTGGCGGGGAGTGACAGCAAGGAACCCTGATACGGGTTGGCGCTGGCTTGTACGGGGAGTGGGGCGAAGTCGCCGCCGGCGATGCGTCGGTCGGCGTTTTGAGCGAGTGCGGTCATATGCGGGTTCTCTTTTTAGGAGATGGTTGATTGGTGTGGTCTGGATGCGAGGCGATCAGGATTTCTTGGCTTTGGCCAGGGCTTCTTTTTTCAGGAATGCCCAGGTGTCAAAGTCGTTGGCGAAATGGCCTTTTGATTCAGCGTTCAATGCGTCCCATTCGGCTTTCAGGGCGCCTTCACCGGTGTCGGTGTTGGAGGCACTGGCCTGGGCGTCGCTGCCGGGGTCTTTGACGGCTTGGACGGCGCCGTCCCAGCCGTTGAACTTTTCGACCTGGGACTTCAGGCTTGCGATTTCCTGGTCTTTGGTGGCCAGGGTCTGCTGGTGCGTTTGGGCAACGTCCTGGGCTGTTTTACTTGCGATGGCAAGGGCTTCTTTGGCCTGGTTGAGTTTGCCCGTCAGGATCGAGGCTTCGATCTGACCCGCGTCTTTGCCTTCGGCGTCCAGGGTCTGGATGTCGGTTAGGCATTCGGGGTAGGCCGCAGCCAGGGCGGCGAAAGCCGTCTTGGAGAGACCTTGGGATGCGCCCGCACTGACCGGTGGCGCTTCGGGTTTCTTGCCAAAGAGGGGCATGCGGGCCTCCTGATGGTTGGCGGTGATTTTGTTCAAAAAGTCGTTCCACGACATGATGTCGTCGATGAGTCCCAGGGATTGGGCTTCTTGGGACATGAAGCAGCGACCGTTGAGGCACTGTTCTGCCTGTTGGTCGGTGAGGCCACGACCAGCGCGGACTGCGTCATAGAACGCTGCGGCATAGGCGTTGCATTCGCGTTGCAGTTCTGACAGAACCGCGTCGGTCATTGCTTCGCCGTCTTGGGCCAGGGCCTTGTACGGGCCGGATCGGATGACGACACGCTTGTAGCCTTGTTTTTCGATGGCCTGTTGGCGGTCCCAGAGGGCCATCACGGTGCCGATGCTGCCGAAGTTTGCACCAACGCTGCTGGCTGTTATAGAGCGGCAGGCAACGGCGAGATATGTTCCGGCACTGAAGCAGTATTGATCGGCATAGGCATAGCACGGTTTGATGGCGTCGGCGGCTTTGATGGCGTCGTAGCACTCTTGGCAGCCGGCGGCGGATCCTCCGGGGGTTTCGAGCCGGAGGACGATGGCACGGATATTAGGGTCTTGAAGGGCCGCATCCACCTGAGATCTGATTGCATCATAGGATCTTCCTTGGGGTTGGCAGGCACCGTTGATTTGGTCGGCGTGTTGGGCCAGGACGCCACGGACGTTGATGATTGCGAGGCTGCCGTTTTGGGTGTCGAGGCTGGTTTCGTCGAAGGGGGCTTGTTCAACTTCGTCACCAGTGAAATTCAAAGGAATGATTGCTTGGGCGCGGAAATCTGCTTTATTGCCGAGGACGTGGGCTTCTAAAAGATCGCTGAGGCGGTCGTAGATGCTGCCATGGAGATACCAGGCGTTGGCGAGGAAGGCGTCGAGGAGGTGGGAGCGGATCATTGGTCGTCTCCACTGGAGCTGGAAGCTCCAGCTACTTTGGCTTCTTCGCCGTCTTCATCGTATTGGGGATCTGGTTGCACTTGGGTTTCGGCGTTGCGGTTGAGACCAGCGCGTTCGTCTAGGGCCTTGTCTTCGGCGGTTTGTGCGCGTTCATCATCACGGTCGTAGCCGCCATATTCGCGGGCCAAAGTCGATTCTGAAACTCCCAGAACTTCTTTCTTCAACTGTGCGCCTTGCATTTCGCGGTATTCATCGGCTGAGAGGCGCTGCGGTGGAACAAAGAAACCAACACAAGCAGCGTCGAGATCATCACCCGTCGGAAGAACCAAGCGGCCACGGGCGAGGTCTTCTGCGATATAGTTTTTGACGACGATGCGCAGTTCATGTTCATGATCTACCTGCTCGCGGCGGAAACTGCGCCAGGCCTGCATGAGGGCTGCGCGGGCCGACGCCATGTTTGATTTAGTGAGTTGGTTCAGGGCGAGTTGAAAGGGGATGCCTGGGCCAAAGGCGGCTGTGGCAGGGGTCAACATCGCAGTGGTGAACATGTCAAAGTCACTGCCTTCGAATTTGAATTCGAAGGGGCGGATGTTGGTGCCTTTTTTGACGTAATAGGTTTTGCCTGGAACGATTCTGGTGTTTTTGGTCCAGCAGACGCCGTTGCGGTCTGCCTTTGCAGCTGCGACGGGGTCGTCGGATTCCACGATCATGCCCAGGCAGGCCTTGAGTCGGGTTCCGACGACGTGGGCCTCGGTGACTTTGCCGATATGGGTCAGCAGTTGCATGATGGGTGAAAACCATCCTGGACTGCGGATCTGTTCTGGTTCCAGTCGGGCACTATGCCAGATGACTTGTTCAACACCGTTGGCGTCCAGCAGGGGGACATAGATCCACGAGGCCTTGCCCTGGCGCATTTTATTGGGGTGGGCGCTGCGGATGTGGATGCCGATGGGGTCGCCGTCGCCGTTGAGTTGGACGCCACGGTACAGATTGTCAGCGTCGGGGAGGTTGCCTGGGTTACAGATCCGGTTGGGATGGATGCAGCGCCAGGCGGTGGAATATCGGGCCTGGGGGCGATTTTTGACGACGCGGATCTTGAAGGTTTCGCCATAGACGGCGCGGCCAAAGACCAGGGAGTCTTCCCACTGGCGGAAGTTTAACATTCCTGAAACATCGATATGACGAATGCCTGAAAGGATATTTGCTGTGATTTGCCTACGGATTGCGCGGTCTTCATCGGTGACGCCGGGGATCTGGTCGCCGACGTACAAAGATTTGAACATCAAACCATGGGGGCCGACGACGCCGGATTGCACTGCGTTGAGCATTGCGCGGGCGTAGGAGTTATTGCGGACGAGGTTAGCAGAACGGGCGCCAAGGATGTCGGCGTCAAATTCATAGGCGTCCTGGGGGTGGATGTCCCAGTGCGCCTGGTCGCCGCTGAGGGGGCCGGTCGAGGCGCCTTCGTAGGCGCGACCCATGCCGATGCCAAGAGCGGTCGTGGTGTCCATCATTGGAAGTACACCTGCTGAACAACTATTGGAGAGTCAAGATTTTTTTGTTTGATCTGTAAATCTATGAGTTTTGATTGGACATCGATCATTTCAAGGACCGTCAGTTTGTCATAACTCACGCCATTTGGCAACGAAACGCGTTTTAGTCCATCGCTTTTCTCCGTAAGGTCTTGAATTTTCTCTTCGAGTGTCATAAGCGCGAATCATGCGCCATAAAAACTCGATGTCGAAGGGGCTGGCATACCCTTCAAAGTCGTCCCCAATGTGGAAATGTCGTCCCCGTGGGAATTGTCAGCACGACATGAACCCCAGGACCGTGGGATCCTGGGGTTCATGAGTGAGTGTTATAGTTTTTTTGCCTATTTTGCCCCTTGCAAAACTGCTTCGAGATGATCTTTTGCCTGTTTTTCTGACGATCCTTCCGGTAAATGGTCGGGATCGTCGGCGGCGCATGACGGATTTGGAACGCCAAGAGGCGAGTTGCATTCGGGGCAGCGGAATTTCATGAGGTGCTGTTTTGCGATCAGTGTCTTTGGTTTCTGGTCTTCGATTTCTTTCGCCAAGCGTCGCAAGAGTTCTGCGGCGCACCAGGGGCATTCACTATCGCCAGAGACCCAGCGTCTGAGGGTGCGTTCGTTGACACGCAGGAGTCTGGAGGCGGCACGTTGGCCGCCTACCTGCTCGCAGAGTGCGAGCAGGTAGGGGACGGTGACGGGGTTGGGAGCGTCACTCTGCCTCTTCATACCTGACCTCCTCACGATGACCGCCGTGGCCATCGTCTGCCCAGGTGTCGGTGATTTTTTTGCATTTGCAGTGGGCACAAATTTCAATGATGACGACTCCGCCTCCATGACCGAATACGCCGGGATTCTCGGCGCATCCTGATTGTTCGGGTTCCCATCTGTGCGAGTGGCCCTCGATGCAGTCTGGTGGCGGCAATTCCAGCGTTCCACTTTTTTCAGCGACCTCTGTTGCCAGGATTTTAGCGAACGACTCGAGAGAATCGCCATCTACGTCGTAGGTAGCATGCTCTAGGCAGTCGCCCCATTTGCCTCCGGTCTCCTCGGATGAGACCCAAACAAGGATCGTGCTGGTCGTCACCTGCACCGCATGGCCAGTGACCTGGAATCGGTAGCCCTCATCGTCGTACCAGTCCACGTCCACGTCAGTGGTTTCCAGTTCTGCGGCATCTGCGAGGTCGTAGATTTTTGCCGCTTTCATCGCGTCGATGGCGTGATCTGGGATAGTGATGCTCATGGTAATCTCCTGGGCTTAGCCCTCGGTTTAGGACAGCGGTGTTGCCGTCGCATGGGTGAGATGCTAGGGCATTCCGCCCTATGTCAAGGCCCATGGCTTTCTGGGTCTTTGGTGTATCACTCAAGTCTATCTGCAAAATCTACGTCCCCGATGGGCCTGTAGATTTTGGCGACGCCATAGGGGGCTGGATAGGTGGAGTATCGACCGCATTTAATACAGATAAATTTAACAGATTCTTCGTTGGTTGACTTCATAGTCAGTCGGTCGGTGCCGCAATGTTTGCATATAAAAACGCTGGGGATTGCTGGTTTTGTCAGTTCTGACACGGGGGACTGGTCTTGGTCCTCGTCTTCTTGGTCTGCGTAGCCATCAAGCCATCCACCCATTACCAGACTCCGCCTGCGAATTGCTCTTTTTCTGTGGTTTCTGCGTCTTCGCGGGATTCGATCTGTCGTTCTGGGGCGGTACTGGCCTTATTGATGCCCAGGATGTCGGCGAGGGCGAGTTGCATTTTTTCGCAGTCTGCCCAGTGAATATCCTTGCGGACGTTGATGGTGTCGTCGGTTTGACTGGTTGCTCTTGGGGTCCAGACGACGACCTCTTCAAATCCACCGCCCACAATCCTGCGATTTTCCACGGTCTGGTCTTCAGAGTTGAGCGATCGTAGGTAAAACTCTGGGATTGCATTGCGACTAGGGAGGTGCCATGGGGCTGCGGTTTTTCCGAGCATGGCCTGTTCTAGTTCTGTGCGCCAGTGGTGTGGGTGTATTCGCCATTCATGTACCGAGGTTGGTTTGCTGGTTTTCCCTGGGCGTTTTGGGTCTGGTGGTTGAACTTCGCGCCAGGTTTCACCGGTTTGGAGTCTGGTATCACCGCGCAGGCAAAGTCGCTGGCGGGAGTTTTGCGCTGCCCAACGGTAGCCTTTTTCTCGGTAGTTTGGATTTGCAATGTCGAGGGCAATCACGTCAACGGTTCGCATTTCGCCTCCGATGCTGTACAACCTTTCCTCAAGTTCATCCCGGGATTGTTCATTGTCTGCCTTGCCTGCTGCCACAAGCCAGGATTCCCCGCCCAGGGCGACGGCGCGGACGACGTAGGGGAACCAGAACCTTCCGGCCTGGTTGCCCTGTTGGTCCATGGTCATGATGAGCCATTCGGCTTTCACGGGGCAGGTGCCAAGGGCGTAGTCGGCGCAGGCTGCTTCAACAATTTCATCCGCAGTGGTTGGGATGAAGGTGTGGATCCAAGGGCGGCAGCCTTCGGTGTTGGTCCATGTTTTCTTTTCCGATGGTTTGCCGTGGAAGAGTTTTTGCACCATGCCTGCGGCGAAGGTGTCGAGTGTTACATTTTCTGAGTATAACGCATTGGCCCAACCGCTGCGGATGGTGGTTTCTGGTGGATGGATGCGGATGAGTTCGTGATTGGAGTTAAACTCTGCCTGTGGTGTCCAGTGGCCTGAGGGGTGGTCGTCGTCCTGTGCCCAGGTGCCGGGTGTCCAGCGTCCACCTGCCTGGATGCAGTCGAGGACCATGGATCTGACGGTGTTGGCGCCGTGTTGTGCGTCGCAGTATTGGCAGGTCCAACGGGCGAGTCGTTCATTGATGATCACTGAGGCGGGGTAGTCGGCCAGGGCGCCCTGTGCGCCGACGACCTGGGTGTCGTTGAGAAAATCAGCGGCGCCGCAGGTTGGACAGACGACCAGTGGGCGTTCATGGCTGCCGGTGCGAAGTCTGCGCCAGGCGTGGCCGTTGACTGCGCCTGGTGTGCTGCCGCCCATGAATAACTTTTCATGAGGGAAAGTACGTTGGCGCACCAGCATGAGGTCGATGGGGTCGCCTTGCTCATCGAGGTCCTCGACCAGTCGATCAAATTCATCACAGAAGATTTTTGGAAGAGCGAGGGATCGGACATCATCGAGGAGGTTTCCGTTGAGGAGGTGTACCAGGGATCCGCCAAGGCTGACCAGGTCATTGGCGATGGCGCGTTCTTGGCCTTCGATGGAGGTTGGCAAAAGGTTGGCAAGGGGGACTGTGCTGCGGATCATGGGCTCCATGCGGGTTTCACGGAAGCGGCGTTGATCCTTTAACCGTGTGTTATACCAGGCCATTTCTTGGGGATATTGCGCCATAATCCAAGCGACCATGGATTGCATGATGGTGGTCTTGGCGATCTGGGCGATCATGACCAGGTAGCATTCCTCCATGCGGTGGGCGTAGGGGTCGTGTTCCAGAGGTTGACCTGTGACCCGTGCCGTGACCAATTCGTACCAGTGGCGCATGAGGCCGGCGCGACGTGGATCCCAACGACCATGCCGCAGGTGCAGGTGGTCACTGCACCAGTCCCAGGCCGAGGTCCCTGATGGTGGGGCCATCAGGGATAGGGCCATGGCGCGGTAGTCGGATGGGGTGAGGAGGTCGGTCATGAATTCCTGGGAGCGCCGAGCGCCTGCTCGGCATTGGGATTTTTTAATTGTCCACTGTGGGAGGATCTTTGCGCTGCATGAGTGATCCAGGAATCAATTCAAACCGATGTCCAACAGACAAACACCATTCTGTCGGAATCATATCAGACTCTCTTGCGTGTCTGGTTGTTTGATAGTCTCCAGAACCCTGACGATGAATTACCTTGCCTTCTTTTATCAATCGTTGTATTTCTTCAACATCTGTCAAAATGTGCGGCATTGCGTGTCTCCTTATGTTGCGGATCTTTGCGTTGCATGAGTGCTTGCAGTACTTCCAATACGGATTTTGCGAGTTTTTCGAGGTCGTTGCCGTTTGGGTGTGAGGTCACAAAGATGTCAACGTGCGAAGATTCATCGGAAATGAATGTGATGGTGCAGATTTCCCGTTTGGTGTTTTGCTGGGGTGTTTCCATGGTTGTTCCTTTCAAATTTCCGAGCAGGCGCTCGGATTTCCCATGGGGATTCAATGCCGAGGTTGGCCTCGGCGTTCCCAGGTTAGAATGGGGGTTGATCTTCGGATTCGGTAGTTGTGGGTTGGGTGCTTGTGGTTGGTTGGGGTGATTCGGGTTGTTTTGGGGCTTGGTCGGATTTTTTGCCGTCGGGGACGAAGTGGAATTTGTCAACGTTGAGGACTATTTTGCTGCGGTTTTTGCCGGTTTCTTTATCGGTCCAGGTTTCTTGTTTGAGCATGCCTTCTACGATGACTGGTTTGCCTTTGACAAGATACCTGCCGATGGTTTCGGCGGTTTTGCCGAAGGCGGCGCAGTCGAGGAAGATGGTTTCTTCCCGTTCTTCGCCGCTGGCCGATTTGTATTTTCGGCTGTTGGCGATTGCGAAGTTCACGACGCATTTTTCATTTGCGAGGAACTTGGTGATGGGGTCGCGGGTGAGGTTCCCGGCGATGATGAGGTGGTTGAGGGGGATGCTCATGGGGTCATTCCTGATGCCTCTGGTTTTTGTGAAACGATGGTTTTGATGGATTCAAACATTTCGATCAGTTTTTTGCATTGGTCTTCGTTGAGGTCTTCGATTGTTTCTTGAATATGTAAAATTTCAGAGGTTGAGATCAAAACGTCCATGCGTAATAGTTTGATTTGTGGCTTTCCTTCTAGCCGCATGAGTTCTTTCATTCCCATGAGGTTGATGACCAATTCTTTGATTTGCGGGTTCATTTTGTCGCCCTTTCTGCCAGGATCATGATGGCGTTGGGGTCGAGGTCCCAGAGGAGGGCGATGCTGCCGATGGTGCCGATTCTTTCGTTGCCTCGTTTGAGTTCTTCGGCGGTGCGTTTGGCGAGGCCTTGGGCGAAGGCGAGTTCTGCCGCATCGAGGTCGCTGTCGCCCCATTGCAGCATGCCGTTTGAGTCGATGCCGACGATGCAGGCAAGGAGGTAGATTTCCCTTTGACGGCCTGGGATGCGGAATGCGCGCATGGGTTCTTCGACGATGCGGTCGGCGAGGATTTCGCGGGCCTTGTCGATGGTGGCGGTGGGGTTTCGTTTTGGTTCTTTGGGTTGTTCTGGGGTTTCGTGGCGGGTAGTGACTTGGGTTTGGGGTTCCTTTGGGGATTGGCTTGGTGGGCGTTTGTTGAGGGTGCTGAGGATTTCTTTTTGGCCTTCTTCGGTGAGCCAGAGGAATTCGTCACCTTCGCTTTCGATGTAACAACTCTGGCGGAAGTCTTCGATCAGTTCGATGAAGTCTTCTTCGTCTGGTTGTGTTGGCATGGTGTTGCGGACGATGGCGCAGAGGGCTGATGATCCGGCGAAGGCCTGAAGATCCCAGAGGATGGAGAGGACCATTGCCTCTTCCATGGTGAGCGATTTGATGTTTTTGCAAAGGTCGGTGGCGAGTTGTTCAATTCCTTCCATGTCTAAAATTGGTGAGGCATTGTGAACATTTGCCTTTTGGTATGGGGCGGTTTCGATTTTTCCTTGTTTTGGTTCTGGAGTTTCTTCCCTGGCCGGGGCGCTGAGTTTCTTTCGGTATTCTGCGACCAGGTCGTGGGAGCATCCCAAAAGCATGGAGACTTCACGCGTGGTGCCCCAGAGTTTTACTTCGACTTTGGAATGGTAGAGTTCAAGGGCGCGTTGTTTGTCGGCGTTGGTGAGTTTTTGGCCGTGTTTGTTGCCTGACAGGGAGTCGAGAAGGATGTCGATTTCTTCTTCAGGTTCTGGGTAGAGGTCGCAGGGGAGGTGGGTGAGTTTTGCTTCGCGGGCGGCGGCGACGCGGGTGAATCCACGGGTCAGAATCGCGTCACCGTTTTTGTCGGTGAAGGCGCGGATCGGTTCCATGGCGTTGAGGCCTCCGATGCGGTAGATTTCCGCGTATTCGGCGACGGTTTCGGGATTGAGCCTTGCGCGGGGTTGGAGGTCCCGCGAGAGGATCAGGTGGTCGATGGGCATATCGACGCGGTTGGGCTCAGGCCTTTTGAGTGGGCTGGGCTTTTTGGGTGGGGTTTTGCGTTTGGCCATTGGTGGCGCCTTTCTGGTTGAGGTTCTCGGGGGTGAGGGTTGCGCAGATGTGTTCTAGTTGGTCAGATATGATTTTGCGGGCCTTGCCTTCCCATTGGATCCGGTCTTGGTCAGTGGCCAGGACATCGGCAAGACGGCTGGGGAGGCCGTTGATGAGGGGCGATCTGATGTCCCTGACGGCGGTGATGAGGCCTGCCTTGGCGGCGTCATTGGCGACTGCGACCAGGCGCTGGGTGCGTTCATCAACGCGGGCTTGGCGTTCGGCGATGCGCAGTTCTTGTTCTCGGTCGTCGGCGTCGCTGGTTGGGGCGGTGGCTTTGCCGATGCTGTCGCGTTCTCGGATCCAGAGGCCCTTATAGACTTCGATTTTGGAGATCGAGGTCCGGGCAGAGGGGATGCCGAGTTCGCCAAGCCAATTGCGGGCGGTCTGGACGCTGATGCCGAGTTCTTGGGCGCATGACGCGGCATCAGTCCAGATCGTGGCGCCTTGGGCAGATTTCAGGGCCTCTTGAGCTGCTTTGAGGAGATTGGCACCTGGTTTCTTGCCTTCGGCTTGGATCTTGGTGAGTTGCTCGGTGAGGTTTTTGGCGAGGTCGGCGATTGGGTCGGGGCGTTCTGCCTGGGCGGCGGTGGTGATCAGGGACCATTCGAATTCGGAGAGTTTTTCACCGGCCTCGGCGCGTTTTCGGAGGTTTGCGATGGCGATGGATTGGAGGTCGATGGCTGACATGGGTTGTTGGCTTTGAGGAAGGTGAGGGCGAGTTTGATATTGGTTTGATATTTTTGGATTTTTTTGGATTTTTTTTCTTCTTGTCTTTTTTCTGAGAGTTTCACCCTGTATTTTTCTCTGTATTTTCGCGATTTTTCTCTTCTTTGTTCGCTGATTTTTTCTTTATGTTTTTCTCTGTATTCTCGCATCCTTGCTAGGATTTTTTCCTTGTGTTTTTCATAGTGTTTTCGCCCGTATTTTCGACCCAGTGCTAAGTGTTCTTCCTTGTGTTTTTCTTTGTATTTTCTATTTCTTAGTTTAATTTCTTCCTTGTGTTTTTCGTAGTATTTTCTTTTCCTTAGTTTATGTTCTTCCTTATGTTTTTCTTCATATTTTCTTTTCCTTAGTTTAATTTCTTCCTTGTGTTTTTCTCTGTATTTTCGCGATTCTTCTTTGTGTTTTTCATTGTAATTTCTCTTCTTTTCTAAAAGTTCTTCCCTGTGTTCTTCATAGTATTTTTTGGAATACATATCATCACTCCATGACCCGGCGACAAACGTCCATGACATGACTGACCGGGATTGACCGACCATCAAACAAGATGCAACGATTTTTCTTGTCCGGCTCCAAGACTGGCCGGGTGGTTTTCTTGGCGGTGATGGCCTGTTTTGTCTTTTGTGATTCGATCCAGGCCTTTTGTTCTTCCAGGGATCGAATGTGGGTTCGGTTGAAAACCTGCCGGAATTGGTCTTGAGTCAGGTTTTGACCTGCGATCAAAAGCGTTTCTCCGTTTTCGGTGAGAACTTCGATTGATCCTTCGATAAATTTCTGTTGGTCTGGCATTGGGAGGGATCGCAATTGGTAGGAATTTTTGACCTCACCACCAAGAAGACGGGCGTCAATGAGTCCGTTTCCGACTCCTTCCAGGTCGAGAAGTGTTCTCCGGCAACCATTGGGAGCGTTTTCCAGCGCCCAGGCGCGAAAATTCGGATCTGCCTTGGTTGCGGCGGCGAAAATCTTCGCGGCTTCTTGGATCGCATCCTTGGCGTCTGAGAGACACCGGAAGATGGCGGCGATGATTTGTTGGCGTTCGAGATCGGTTTTTGTCTCGACGGTGAGGGTTGCGGTGCTCATGCGCTGTCTCCTTGGGTGCGCCTTTGGCGCGGTTGCGATGGGGTTGGCCATCAGGTAGGAATTCTTTTTTTTCACTTAGATTTTGTTATTTTTTTTAGTATTTGCATTGAATTTTTGTTTTGAAGGGACAAGAACCATTTTCCCGTTGACCTCTTCCATGCAATAAGTTATAGAGTTTTTTTTGTCTTCGTAGGCCAGAAGATTCCTCCATTCAATCTTGTGGCACCGACGAAAGGCTTTCACTGCCTCGTCAATGGAATAGAAATAACCAGCGATTGTCCATTCGCCGGTAACTCCATCAGAAACGATATAGCGTTTCTCTTTGGTTAGGGTTTTGAATATACTCATAGAATCCCTTTCTTGGGATGTTTGGACGGCTGGATTGCCATCATGGGTTGGAAATTCTTTATCTTTTTTACTTAACTCTTTATTTTATTATTATTTAGAAGTCAGGATCAAAAGAATCTAGGTCTGGGAGCGTATTGCCACAATCAGCCAATCGAGGTTTGTGGAGAGTTTCAGGCGCGTGCGTGGGAAAATTCCCTATAGGGATTTTTTCTTGGGGACGTGTATTATTGGGGGGGGGACGTATATTTTTTTGCGCGTGCGCGTCAGAACCGTCATAAGTCTCGATTGCCTGATTGCGAGCGATGACGGAAACACCTTTACGTGCTATTTGGGCATGGTGTTCCTGTTCTGTTGGGACAAAACTGCCTTCGCATGACTCGTAACGATTTTCTGATTCTGGGCCAAGAGTGACGCCATACCAAATTCTGGTCTGTTTGACGCCTACTTTTCTTGTGCCTGGGAATGCTCCGAAGTCCTTGAGTTGTCTGCCGATGCGTTGGCCACTGAGTCCACTTCCCTTTTTGTCTTCCAGGCCTGAGTCGGTCTGCCACTTTTGGAAGGCTGGGACGATGGCGGACTGGGCGACCCAGGTTTCTTTGGCGTGGTCTTTGGAGGCGAAACGTAGGTCCTCAATGAGGAACCCGGTGAGTGGGTTCATTTCCTCTCGATATTTCTTGGTCGCATCTTCAACCGATTCGGTTGTGGTGAGGTGTTTGACCTGGTAAGTGCGTTTGGCGCCTTCAATTGCCCAGGCCATCAGGGCTGCTCCGCCGGTCTTTGGGTCGTGGAGTGCGCGGCGGACTGATGGGTCGCGTTCGTCTTCGCGCAGGGATGGTCCAAAGGGGATCTTGACCAGGCGGCGCCAGATTGCGTCGTCTTGGCTGTCAACGTAGGGTTCGTGGTTGGCCTGCATGAAGAGGGTGCAGATGGGTCTGAATTCAAACTCTTTGCCGAAGAGGTGCCGGACGCGCTGGGTGTCTTCACCGGATAGAGTTTTGACCAGGGCGGCGTCGAGGGCTTCGCCTTTGTTGATTTCACTGGCCAGGACCAGGCGGGCGCCTGCCATGTTGGCGAGGTCGTCGCGGATGCGGTGGCCGCTGACCTTTTGGCGGACGAAAGATTGCATGTCGGCCTTCATGGCGTAGCCGTCGTGGCCACCACCAAGGGCGTCGAGGAGGGATTCGAAGAGGGTGCCCTTGCCGTCGCCACCGTTGCCGATGCAGAGGTAGAACTTTTGCAGTTCTTGGTGTCCGTAGAGTCCGCTGCCGATTGCGTCCTGGAGGAATCTGATTCGGTCGGTGTCGGGGATCCAGACTCCATCCGCGTTTTGTTTCATGCAGGCGCGGTTGAGCAGGCGCAGGACGATGGATTGGTCTATACTTGGGTCGTAATGTGTGGCCGTGATTTTGGTACAACGGTGTTTGGGGTCGTGTGTGGTCAGTGTGCCAGTGGGCAGATGGACGACGCCGTTTTGCATGTTGAGTATATTGGGGTCTGCGTCGAGTTCTTTTTGATCGATGAGGATGCGTTGATCGATGCGGGCAAGGTTGATCAGGACCAGGGAACGCGATTCCGTTTGGATTCGATCGGCGCGAGCGACCAGGCGGGATTGTTTCTGTTTTGTTTCCTTGATCTTTTCCTTGTCGATTGGGTGCGCTTTTTCGAGTTCTTGGATTATGGATCCGAGAACCTTTGCATTTTCCAGGTATTCGGTTGAGAGGTTGAGCGCGGTCGCTTTGGCCAGGCGTAGGATGCTGCCGTCTTCGCTTGGTTTCAGGCGTTTGCCATCCCACACCAGCCAACCGGCCTCGATGTCGGCTTTCTTGGCGCTTCGTTGTGGGCAGTACCAGGCCTTGCCCATGATGTCTGTCACGAAGCGGTCGGCGTCGGCGTATTCGTTACGGAGTTCGATTTCTTCGTTGGAATCTGTGGTTTGGATTTCTATTTTTGGTGGCGATGGTGGTGGATTTTTTGCATCGGACATGATGGCATGCACGTCTTTGTCCGTGTCGTCTGCGAGGTCCCATCCTTTTGGGAATCCTGCGACATTGACGACTGAAACACTGGTGGCGATTCCTGCCAGGTGACCGACGATTGCCTGGGCTGCTTTTGCGCCTGGTTCATCGGCGTCTGGCCAGATGACGACCTTGCGGCCTGTAAGTGGTGTCCAATCGACTTGTTTTGCTTTATGGCATCCATCGGATCCACCGCGCCAGGTCATGGCCACCATGTCGGAGAAGATCTTTTGCGCCGCTGCTGCTGTTTTACAACCTTCAACAAGAAGAACCGTGGCGTCTGGGTTGGCGGTAAGATGGTTGAGACCAAACAACGGACTGGGACTGGGCCAGGCACGTTGCCGCCATTCTTCCGAACCGTCTTCGATATTCTTGCCCCAGGTCCAGGTGATCACGTCTTTTTTCACTAAAAGCAATTGATCCAATGCAAACAAACCAAGCGTGGTTTCTGCCCGCGTTTCTGACACTAATGTGCAGATTGCGCGGCGGCCATCAGGGATTTGCACCAAGTCGTCAGTCTTGAATCCCTTGGACGGGACCTTGGTGTATTCATAGCGGACATCGCACCCAAGCAGTTGGCCGGCACCGTCGCGGTACTCCCAAAACGCAACAGGACGGACGCTTTTCCCAGCAGAATGCAGGAAACGCTCAAAGGTGCCCAGATGCGGCGCGGGGACTTTTGCAGGCACCGGCGTGACGACGTGCCAGTTGATGCGCTTGTCTTCAGACACTCGGGGGATTGGTTTCGCAGCGGGGACGACCTTTGGCTGAACAACGCCATCAGAATCAGACAGGCCTTGTGGCCAGTACCCTGAAAAGCGGGCCAGATGCCGCAACGCACCAAGAAAGTCCGTCTGCGTCATCTTCTGCGCCATCTTCACCACGTCGCCATTCTCGCCGCACCCATAGCAATGGTAAGTGCCCTGGTCTGGGTAGAGCACCATCGAAGGCGTTCGCTCCTCGTGCCACAAACAGCAACACCGATAGAGACGGCCTTCGCGCTCTGCCTTACGACCAAACGATTCCGCCAGGGAAACGATGTCCGTGTACGACTTCAGCGCGGCCAGTTCAATTTCCGAGATCATGCCGCATCACCAACAACCGTCAAAAAAAAACACACACCAAAAAAAATCCCAGATTTTCTTCGATAGATACTCAGCGGAGCTGCCCTCTCGGGGGGATGGGCCGGGAGTACCTTAGACGATGGGGGGATTTGGGCTCCCTGGTGTGTGTGGGGGGCGCGGGGGCGATGATCTGTTTGGTGTTGTGGCATTTGATGGGTGCGATCAATCGTTGCTGTAATGGGCTTGGAATGCTTCATGCTGCGTTTTCCTTTTTGGCGCCGCGCATTCGGGCGCTTACTTCGGTTGCGATCTCCTCGGCGAGTCGGAACATAGTTGGTTCTTGCATTGTCTTGGGGCCTGAGAGGTGGCCGTTGTTCCAGATGATTTCGTGTCGATCTCTCAGCAGGTTGGCGCAGTGTTTGGCGTGCTTCATCTTCAGTTCAAATGGCCAGTAGTTTGGGTCTTCTGGCAGGTCTGTGGATACAACTTCGATGGCGTTGGATCTTGGTTGTGTGGCCTTTGCGATGTGGCCTGGTGCTGTGTACTTTGAAGACAGACAGGATTGTTCGATGCGTTCGACTTCTTCTTGGCCCCACCATTGGGTGGCGATTGCCCTGATTTCCTTGAGTCGCTCTTGCATTTGGAAGAAGGTTTGGGAACTTGTTTTCAGCAGGCTTGCCTTGATCCGATGCACCTGGGAGAAGATCCAGAGATACCATTCTTTGTCGAGTTTCCTGTAGTGTCTGACCCGTTTCTCGCCTGCGATCCATTCGATGTCGCAGAAGTCGCAGGCGTATCCCGTGCCTGAGTAGAGTGACAGGTCCTTTGACACCCACAGGGTGCCTTCGACATAGGTATGTTGTTCGTTCATTTTTTGATCCCGAAGAAGGTTTCGACATCCCTTGCCAGGACGACAGTGCGGATCTTGGTGCCAAATTTGCGGGTTACTGCGGTGATATGTCCTGCATCAACCGCTTCCTTGGTTGTGCCATGTCTCAGACGTAGGAAGTCATCTGCTTCCCTGACCGTGATGTATCCACCGATCTTGAATGATAATGAAATCGCCTTCAACCGGTGTTCACTCTTCGCGTTTTCCATTGATTGGGCCTTGGATGTAGAGTTCAGGGACAAGAGAGACATACAGTCTTGGGCCTTTCCTCAGATAGACGCGATTGGTGATGAATGTCCGGTTGCAAATATCGACTGTTCTGCGGATCAAGGACTCTTTGATATCGACTTGTTTAACCAGGAACGTGATCAGTATTGGGTCTGGTGATCGAGTTCTGAAGTATTTGACCAGTTCCAGTTTTGCCTTTTTGATCTCATCCCTTGTATGTCCACCATGCTCAAACTGTTTATCATCCCTCTTTTTTGGCATTGTATTCACTACTTCTTGCGCAAGGGGGAGCAGACCGTTTCCCGTTCATATTCCTTTGCGCGATAGGTATAGGTCGCGGTTGTCCCGTCTCTCAGTTCCATCGAAAAAGAAATCATCAACCCATCATGCATCGACTCAGAAACCTGGAGAATCTTTATGTCCGATCCAGTTCGGAAACTCAGACGCCTTCCAACCCATGACCTCATTCTTCTGACCAAAGATAAAAAACGAGTTGAAATCCATGACTTCTTATTTTCTGATTGGTATGAAGAAAACGGATTGCTTTGCATACAGGTCATTGTCGTCCTTTCAATGAGTGATCATTTACAACACAACTTTTCGCTTGGCGATGAATTGCTGGTTGAAGGGAAAGAGGTTCAGAAGAATTTCCCAAGTTTCATGATCGAAGGAATTGGATTCGTGCTTTCGCCTGAACAGTTCGTCAAAATCACTGGAGTCACGCGGGCGAAGAAGCCATAAAATGTCCGCTACTTTCCCGGACTGGTCCGCTCCGTTTCGTGCTGCTTTTGGTCCCAGGAGCAATCACACCGCAATTACACGATCAGTACTTCAGGGGGTCGGTCTCGCTGATGTTCCCTTCCCCAACAGATCAACGCTTTCGCGCCGCATCAGGCACTCTGTGAATCTCTAGAAACTACAAAGGAAACACAAATCATCCCAAGAAATCGTCTCTTTTCGTTCTCTCGGAGCAGAAAGACAGACCCCACCAAGAGAATACCGGAATGGTGATCCTTCTGGTCTTGAAGCCCCAACCTGTCGGATTGGTAGGAAGTAGAAAGTTTTACCCATGTGCCACCTCCAACTCGACCGATGCGGGATCGATTCCCAAGGCGCGGAGGTATTTGTGACGGGTCAGGTCGTGCTGCGGCCAGCGACCGGATGCTTCGCACTGGCAGACCAGGTACCGACTTATACCGGCCTTCTCTGCCAGTTGCTCTTGGGTAAGTAAAAGTTCCAGACGCGCTTTTTTTGGGTCGTTTGTGCTCATGGTATTTGCTTCCGTTTGCGATTTTTAGATCAGGAGTAGGTTTTTGATCACTCAAAAAGGATCTATCATGAAACGTCGAGAATTATTCAGGGAAACATTCTGTCATGTCACTGGAATGGACCGAAATCAAATTGATGAGGAAATCCCGAAATATCTGCCCTACATTTTGCAGATTTTTGATATCGACATTGAAATGACTGCAAACGAAGAGACAAAGTTCAGAAACCTCCTTGCTCAGGATGATTTCCGAAAGTTTCTTTTGTCCGTTTACGTCGAGATGCGACAAATTAAAATTAAGGGACGAAATATAGGCAATTGAAACTTCAGTCCAAAAAGCATTCGTTTTTTCTTCGCCTTTTTTGAGAATGGCAATAATTTCATCAATCCAATCTATATTTGATGAAACTTTTTCGGACTGTTTGTTTTTGGGGTCGTTTGTGCTCATGGTAAACAAGTCTAGGGACAAGTCTACGGTGTCAATGGGTGTATTTTCTTGGGGATTTTCGATGTATGGTAAAAGCATGAGTTCGCTTGCTCAAAGACTTGAGATGGCATTGACCAATTCTCCACAAAGAATTGACCAGAAACAACTTGCAACCATGTTAGGAAAAGACAGACGATGGATCACTGATGTAAAAGCAGGGTCAAGAAAACCCGGCGAACCTATGGCCGTTGAACTCCCCGTATATCGTGAAGAAATGAACGCCCTGGTCACAGCAAAGAACCACGCCAGTCAAAAACTCAAACGCCTCATCGACTTCGTCGCCGGTGAAGACATCGCCCCAACTTACCGAAAAGGCATGGTCGCCCAAATCACCACCGCCCAGCGATCCCTGGACGACATAGAGCACCAAATCGCCAAAAAGGAAGGCGAAATAGCCGCCAAAGAAGTCACAGCAGGCCACATAACCATGATAGATATGGTGATCAAAAGGGTGCAAAACACTCTACAAACCACCGACATTCAAACCATCAACGAAATCCTTTCCGGCCTCTGCGAAAAAATCAGAATCTCACGCAAAAAGCTGCACTTATCGCTCTACATCCCACAAACAAACACCCCAGACTCCGAAGAGTCTGGGGTGGATTGCAGTGGTTCGCACAAATGGTGGGCCGTACTGCGCGGGGTGCAAACTTTTGGGATTGATTTGGATTTGGTGAAATTGTGCTTGGCGTCGTGATCGGCTTGTCTTTCCCTTTGGGATGGAAAGGATTGTGGGAGAGGCGCGTCTGAGGTTTTGGAAAATCATTCACCTGGAGGGTATATGAAAATCAGTTTGGCGGTCTTTTGGTTATTGGTGCTGGTTGGGTGTCAGGATTTGGGGGATTATCCTGATTACAAGGCGACTACTCCGCCAGCAACCACAGGGCAAGATCCGAACGGTCGGCCTGCTGATAGATGGGTGACTGGTCAGCCAACGATTTTGACCACACGCGAGATTTCCGCTGTGGTTGGGAGTGAGACTCCGATTGTTCTTTCGATTTCCTCTTCGTGCATTCATATTCAGACATCAAACAACCTACCTGACGGCATGGAGTTCGACCTCAGTCATCGCGTTTCCAATGTTGCGAACGCTTTTGATATAAAGATTACGGGCGTTCCACGTCAGGCGGGTGTTTTTTATGTATATTTGGACTTACAAAACGCACCACAAAGCGTTAGTCGGTGTTGGTTCACCTTGAGGGTTACTGAGGCGACGAGGCAGAGTGTTGCGCAGTGATAAAAAAAAGACATACGTCGTGTGGCTTGGCGTTGCAATGCGTTTTATGTTAGTATTTTAAGTTAATGGACCGTCCCAAAACAAATAACCATGAAAATAGGTATCATCCCCTGTATCTTGCATAATAAACTTACCACCGTACTTTTCAGTGTGATTGTTCATGTCGGAGTATGTCCAAACGGGGTTACAAAATGGATACGGTAGTGTTGAAATTGTGGAAAAAACACCAGTATAGGTGTTGAATTCACACATACCCAAAGCGTATTGATTTCTGTAATTCCACCTTCTGAAGAAAATAGAAACTCCGCAAACGAAGCCATCACTGTACGCTACTTCACTTCCTGATCCAGAATTCGGCACATCTGTCCACGCGCCACCGGAAAGATATTTTACATCATATCTGAATCCAATCGCATACCACGTACCGCCAACAAGAAAATATCGGGGTTTCCCAAATTGTTCCCCTGGGATGGTGTTTCCAACTATGGACCAAGACGATCCGCCCCACTGATACAATCCAGAGTAGTATGTTGAAGAATTTTTCCACGAAGCGTACAGTGTACCAGCGACATTGTACATTTCCCACATTGAAGTCATTCCTGAAGGAGTTCCAATCGAAACCCATGCAGATCCGTTCCACCGGTATCCTGTTGGGTATATCGTTCCTCCGCAGACGATGTAGGTTCTAACTCCGGACGGCAGGTCTTTGAGGAAGGTAAGGGTGCCTCCATAGTATGAATACGCCTTATACGTTCCACTGACATCCAAGGTTAAATACATAACTCCAGACTCTTCGCAAGATATATATGGATTATTTACTCCAAGATCGTAAATAAGACTCCATTCCCACGTTGATGTGTTTAATTGAAAAATCCCGTAATGCCTAACGGTTGGGGATAGCGAATAAATAAATCGGCAAATAGTATAGAAATACCCAGAGCAATAGGTCAATTGCCCATTATCCGACGCCACCGACCCATTGATGGTTGGGTAGATGGTGTGGACAAGCATATTTCGGAATGACTCAACCCATGAATTTCCATCATGAATGAAAATTCTTTTTGCTTCACGATACTGCGAGCCATCGTGCACAAAAACACGGTTTGCGTTTCGTATTGCAGCCGCTTCATTTATGTGTAGTTCTTGCATTTTAATATATGACGTGAATCTGGCCTTTTACTCCAGAACCCGTTGGCACTGTTGAGTCGTTTGTGATCGTGTTGACGTGTAAATAGTCGAAAACCGTCGCTGACCGAGTGGCCTGGACGTGTCCAGTTTGTACGATGTCAACCTGTTTGTTCGGGTCAGTGAACACCTTGAGCCTGCCTCCGCCCGTCGCCGACACGCCAAGTTCTGGGTCCATGCGTGCAGTTGGGTTTGAATCTGCTGCGTTTTTTGCATACATTTCGCCTGTGTCTAGTGCACCCGGAACCTCATTGCCAGGTAATGCGCCGTCAAAATAGAAGTCGTCTGGGCCGCACGGGATGAGAACGACCCTATCGCCAACACCCATGACCGTTGTCTTCGTTTGCGGAGTGATCGATGCGGAATATGTGTGATAATACGTGTCGTATTGCACGGAAAGAACTTGCGGTTTCGTGAACCCGTGCGATGGGTAATGGACCATACCTTGTAAATATAGTGCGGAGTAATTACCACCAGGATCTGTAACGGTTGGGCCAGCGATTGCAACCGCCCAATTTGTATCTTTTTGGGTGGTAGGACCGGAAACGGTTGGTGACCAAACAGTGTACGCCGTTCCCGAGGCGCACTCGGCGAGATAGAGCGATTTTGCAGATGGATCGGCATACCCGACAATAGCCGACGCGGACCCAGTTCCCCCCCCACCAGCGGTAGCGATGAAGCATTCCCCGTTTTCGGCACAACGGAAAACGAGGGTGTCTGCTGGGGTGTCGGTGAAGTCGCCGGGGTTGGCTGGGTCAAGGTAGTATGCGGTTTGGTCGGTGACTGTGGCAGGGTCGAGGATGAAGTTGCCCCAGAGGACGACTGTGATTCTGGTGGCGCTTTGGCTGATGACGACGCCGATTTGGTCTTCGGGGTTCAGGGTGTCTTGGTCTGCTGCTGCCCAGGCGGTGCCGGTCCAGGTGACGATGGTGCCGACTGTCAGGCCGGTGGTGGTTCCGGTCCAGGTGGTGGTTTTGTTGAGGTCTTGGGTTGCTTGATTGATCGCCACGCCTGAGCGCAGGAGGCGTTCTAGGGCTTCGACTCTGCGGTTCAGGGCAAGGATTTCTGGGTCTTGTTGCATGGCTTATCCCAGGACTCTGAGGGCTTCGTAGTTGATGCCGTATTGGTCGGGGGTGAAGTTGAAGGTCATGGAGGTGACGATTGCGTTGACGGTGATGGTGGTGTTGTTTGGGGATTTGCCATAGTTAACAGTGGAAATTGCTTCGCCGAGGTCGAAACGTTGGGCCATGCTTCCTTTGGTTCGCATGGTTAGGGTGGTGCTGTTGGTTTGTGATTTTGCTTGGGCGCATGCCAGGGCGTTGCGCAGGCCTGCGACGTCTTCTTCGCGTACTGTTTCTGACGTTGCTTGTACTAGGCTTCCATCGTCTGGGTCAACGGCCTGGGCGGTGCCTTCCAGGCCGGTTTCGGTGCTGCATTGGGGCAGGTCGAGGCGGCGGACTCTGGGGAGGTCTCTGGGCGTTACAGTCGTCCGGCGCCAGGCTGCCAGGAGTGGATGCCATCCTTCGACACCGATGGAGAGGATGAGGTCTTGGTCGTTGTCGTAGGCGTCTTTGAGTATCGATGCATGCGCGGTGGTTTGGCCCAGGCGGATGAGGCCGTTTTTGAGGGGGATGATGGGGATCTTGTTGGTGAGGTCTTCCCATTCGGTTTGCCCGCTGGCTGGGCCAAGGAAGAGTCTAGGGCTACTTCTGGCGCTTGGGGTTTCAGATGGACCCCAGGGGAGTTCGCGGGTGATTTGGAGGGTTGCGTTGGCTGGGTGGACGCCACCGAATTGCCGGTTTCCATTCGTTCCATTTTCGTCATAGACGATCGTGGCGCGGATCCCATCGCCAGGAGAGTCCCACTGCTCGCCAGACCAGGCGGGATTGATTTTGTATAACCGGAACACATCACCATAGGGATCTTGGGCTGGATCGCCTGGGGTGTCGGTCCAGTCCCATTCGCAGGGGATTAGCGCCTCACCGTCTGAGATTTTGAGACTGATTCCATAGGTGTCAGAACCGCCAATAACCTGGATAAAGTCTTCGGCGTCGTCTGATTCTACGATTTCGCAATCGAAAGTGGTCGGGTCTTGGTTGAGTTCAATGGTTTTTGGGGTTGCGCCAAGACCATCGAAGGGATTTGGTAAAGTATCGACCGTTAAAGTTCCGTCGAGGAGTGGTATATCGACCTGGGCGCATTGTTTTATATCGACCTTGATGTCTGTGCCATCAACACGGAAGGCCAGGGCGCATCCCATGCCGGGGTGAATGATAGAACGCATCCATTCGATGACGTTGCGTCCACGGCCAGATTTTTGGGGCAAGGGGGCAGAGTCGAGGGCGGCGGGATAGTCGCCAAGGATGAGTCGCGGGCCGGTTTTTTCTCCCAGGGCCTGCGGGGGAATCCAGGGCCGTGCGGTGCAGCACAGGTATTTCATCGCGGCAGCATATGTCCAGCGCTGGGCATAGGTGGCATCACCACTGCGCTCAAAAACATAGGTGAAGATGCCGTCGATGATGGGATCGTCAGTTGCTGACATGTCCCCACCTTCGAGCAAATTGAAAACCGGCAGGGCGTAGGATTCCGTCAAAGTATCTTCAAAGTCCAGTTCCCAGGAATGAAGTATATCACAGGCCTCATAGGCAGCGGTGATCCAGGCGGCGGACATGGTGATGCCGACGGTGGGCAGGTCGCCAGCGGTTGGTTTGATTTTTCGTTGTTTAACGATGCCATGCCAGACGGCGCGGTATTTCTCATCGTTGAAGGTGATGGTGCCGAGGTATGGGTCTTTGACGATGATGCGGCACCATTGGCCGACGGGCGATTCTTCCAGGGGCACAAAGGCCTTGCGGCCTGTCAGAGGGTCGTAGATCTTCCCGGCGTGGCCGGTGATGGCGCAAGAGCCGTTGCCGGCCACGGAAATGGAGGCCGAGGATGCAGACCAATAGAACCGGGTTTGCCAGCCATCGTCAGAGGTCGGCCAGTTTTGAGAGGTTTGCACCCAATGATTTTGGACATTCAAGGTCGTGAAGGTCATAGAACCTGGTCCTTCCAACCCTCAGGGACGATGATTTCCGGCGCGATTTGGAAGATGGAATGGACCAGCCATTTCCCACCTACGACCATGGATGCAGTGGACACGGCGCGAAGGATCAGGCAGTCACCGCGAGGAATGCTGTGCTGGTCAACAACGGGGACGGTGTAGCCCTGCATCGCCAGGATTTTTGAGACCGTTTGGGTTTTGAGCGCTTCAGACTCGACCAGGAGATAGGTCTCCACCTGGGCATCTTCTGAATCCCAGGCGTCTTCCATCCGCGTTTTGCCATTGATTCCGGGATTGACTTCTTCGGAGAAACGGAGGAAGGGCGACGGCCAGTCGCCTTGCCAGACGGTCGGGATGTGGGTGCCGATGTTCATTTGACCATCCCTGTGGCGGTTGCTTCGGTGTTTTCCGTGGTCTTTGCTGAATTCGCGTCAAGTGATTTTTTAAGTTCTACGTTTGATAACGTATTTAGTCTGATTGTTTCTGTCATTAAACTCAGGATTGATGCTATTTTGTCTTGCGAAACATCGGGATTTTGATCTGCTAATCTCTTTGTTAATTTTGATCGTTCTTCTGATTGTGTCTGTTCTAGTAATGGTCCATAACTTCTTTCGTCCCATCCCAAAACGGATTTCATAAATGGGACTTTTATATTTTCTTTCTCTTTCTGTTGTTCCTCAAGGAACTTCAGGGCCTCTGGACCACCGCGCAATTGATTTTCTAAGAACTTCCTATTGTTTTCGATCCTTTTTCGTTGCATGTCGAATCCAGTGGCGATTGGATCTTTTGGCGCTGCAAGTTGGTTTTCGCGTATGTTTTCCAATACTTCTGGTTTTTTGATTTGCCTTCGTGTATTTTCTGCGATTTGTTCTGGCGTCACACGAAAACCTAAAGAAGCACTTGCGATTCTTGCTCCTGCCTCTGCCCTTCGCCCCCATCTTGCGTGCATCATTGCTGTTGGATCAGCAGCTAGGTTTTTTGCTGCCTCAACGGGGTTAATTCCTGCGCCGAGTTGGGCAATCTGAACTGCATCAAAAACACTCTTCAGGAAGATTTCCCTGTTTTCTTTTGGTATCTTTCCGGCGTTTGGCATAACTGCACTCATGATGCCGCCGGACTGTTCTTGCGTAAAACCGTATTTTTCCTGTGCATTTCGTTTGTATTCTTGAGGATCCCGATAAATTAACGATAATGAAGCATTTGACTCTACTGTTCCTTGTGCCTGTGTCGCCCTTCCTGAACTAGCCTTTCTCGCTTCTTCATCAATGCTTTTCATGCTTTTTGAAAGATTTTCTGCGCGTTTTTCTGCTGCTTCGATTTCTGAAGAAACCAATCCCCAACCAGCGGCAATTGCGCCTGTAAGACCGACCATCAATCCCATTGGACTGGCAAGCATTCCAATGGAACCCGCTACCTGGGCAATTTGTCCTGTTCCTGCGCCACCAATCATATTGAGCGCCCCGCCCATTGAGCGGATTTTGTTTGTTGTTTTTTCCGCTTCGCTTGCTGTTTTTCTGAGTTCTGTTGATTGTTTTTTGTACGCTTCCGATCCAGAAGCCCCTGCGTTTTTCATTTCATCATTGCATTTTCTGACCTCTTCCCGAAGCAGTTTGTTTTCTTCCCGCGCCTTTTTTAGGTTTGCTTCTGTCTGTGCGAGGTCAAATTGTAATTTCACGACATTGTCTGACATGTTACGCACTCCAGTGGACAGGGGATTTTTTGTTGAACTCTTTCCAGATTTCTTCTTTGAAAATTTCTAGGGCGCGTTTCATGATTCTTTGCGCCTGCCAACCTTGGGCACCAGATAGCGTGAAGAGTTCTTTGCCGTATTTTTCCCATTTATAGCCAAATTGGTTTTGCTTTCTGGCGCCAGGAAGAGTCACTGCGATTTCTGCAATTCCTTGTTTTGCTACAGTCTTGATGTTGTACCCAGTGCCACGGACTTTGAGCATTTCGCGCAGGTGGGCTTCACCTTTGCGGCGTGGGGACACGTTGGGAAGGTCTCTGCCGCCGAAGACCTTCATTTTTCGTCTGGTGGTCGATGCGGCGCGTTGGGAGAGCCCGAGTTCTGAATATGCACGGGGACTGAAGCGAAGTTGGAAACCTTGAGGATCTTTGAAAAACTCGTCGGCGGCCAGGTAGAGGGCCATTTTTGCGACGTTGTTAATAGTCCTCTGGGCCAATCCAGAGGCCTGGAGGTCTGCCATAATCCCCGTGCTTATCATACTTGCTGGCATTTTTACTCACTGAAGTCAACGGCGGCGGTAATGACACGCAAAAGGAATTCTTCGTTGAACCATCCGGCGATGGCGATTTCATGGACGCTGAGGTGGTAGTTGATGGACAGGATGTCAACGGCCAGGGCCAGGGCTTCTTCACGGGGCGGGGTTTCTTCGGCGCGGAGGTAGTTGCCCAGTCGGTCTATGACGGCGTTGAACTCAGCGGGGTTCTGCCACTGATAGTCTTTGTAGATGGCCGGGATTGCGCTTGTCAGGCGTCTGGGTCCGTCTTTGTTGTTGGAGATGTGTAAGAGAGTGGGGACGCACCATTCGTGCTCTGGGTCGATCCCAGGGATGCAGGTTCCGCCAATTCCCCGGACGCGGGCAAGGGATTCTGGTTTGATGTTGCCCATGGCGATCCACCAGCCGGCATCGGTCTTGGTGAACATGCCGCGTACCTGGTCGGTCAGATCTCCACCGATGAGATGCCCGCCGATTTTGCGCTCTGGATTCGTGGGATCTGGGATTGCGGCGATCTCTTCAGGGACGCCGTTGGGCGCGGCGCCTGGTCGAAGGACTGCGATGGTGCTGTGATACCCGGCAACGTGCTTGGGAGGGACAACGCCAGGTGGAACATAGTACAGGGGGAAGATCATGCGGACCAACTCCAGGGATAAGAGGTGTTTACGACGGTGCCGACAAAGGAGAATTTCTGTTTGCCTGGGGCGGCTGTTTCCAGGTCTTCAGAGGTTTGCGTGACCAGGGACAACAAAATGGACAAGGTTTTTAGTGTTCCGAAGGTGCCGCCAAAGGCGTAGGGCTTGAACCCAAAAGCAAGTGTTAAAGCGGAGGATGGAATGGAAAGCCCAATGTCGCTGGTTTCAAACGATCCGGTGATCTCGATGGGACCATTTGCGGGGGCGGCAAGGATTCTGGTTGGGTGTGGCAGTCCGTAGGTATAACAACCGCCGATGCCTTCTTTGTCGTTGACTGCCTTATGACCAAAATTGACTTCCAGAGATGACAGGCCATCGATTGCAGTGCCGCCCTGGGTCGCGCTTACCAGCGCATACAGTTCTTCGCCGCCTGCGATGCTTGGAAGTGATGCGGTTGCGACTGTTGTTTCGGCCAGTGGATGTGTTGTTCCGTCTGCGGAAAGGCCAAGCACACTCACGTCGGCATTGACGTATCCGCCTTCTGACCATGACAGTTTGTCAATGTATGCCTGGCCTTTGGCGAGAGAAACCTTGCCGTGGCCTGTGGCGTCAATCCCAGGTCCGTCTGTTTTGTTTTTCAATGAGTATTTTTCGCACCCGTTACCGGTGAGATTCACCATTGGGGTATCGTTGGCACTCGGGGCCAGGATAGCCAAAAGGCTGTTGATCGCATAGGTGCTGAAGGTGATGACCGGCGCGGTCTTTTTGATCACAGACAAGCGGATATGGGTCGATCCGCTGTTCCCGTGGTTCTCGACCACATTGCGCGGGTCGTGCGAGGACTTCGTGATGCCCAGGAGCGGAGATGCCCCATTGATGACGATTGCCGTGGCGTTATGAATTGCAGTTGACATGTTATGCTCTCCAGTCGATGGTGATGATTGTTTGGCAGCAGCCGCCGAGTGCGCCTGTGCCGTCGATGATGGTCATTTGTTCTGAGTTGACAGTGATTTTTGCCAGTTTTCCAGTTTGACCCTGTTGGTCTTTGATTTCTTTCTTGATGCACCCAATCGCATTGGTTGCCCAGATCGAGGCCTGGGCGGGGTGGTATTCCTTTGGTGGGCGGATGGTGAGCCCGATGGCGATGGTCCCGGTCCTGCGATAGGATCCCACGCCGACTTCTTCTTCGGTCATTGGCGTGCGGATCGATACCTGCGCGACGGGGGCTTCAGAATCAATCATGACTCCGTCCCAATTTCGGGTGGAGTCTTCACCAGTGACTGCAACGTCGCCACCATCGATCAAGACGATTCGTGACTTGGCCGGCGCTGTGGCGTTACAGATCGAGGCCCAGGTCGCAGATGCGGCCAGCATTCCAGCGGCATAGGCCAGGACTTGGCCGTCGTAGGATGTTGATGGATCGGTCATGCTGGTTTTGCCCCGTTCACGACCTCAATATGTGCGCCGATGTACGTTCTGACCTGTCCGCCTTGGGTGACTTGGGCCTCGACAAGATACCGACCAGGAACAATCGTTGACGTGGTCGCTCGCGGAAACGTCACTTGGCAAGTGCAAAGTGCTTCATCAAGAATTGTGGCAGCAACGTCGCCAGTTCCTGCGGCGTAGGCTGAGCGATCAGAAAGCAGCATCGCGCAAGAAACTACAGCGCCAACGAGGCCAGGAGAAACAAGCGCCGCGCCGTTTTTGGTCAGGGTGAAATTGATCGTGATGTCGTCGCCGCTCGCATAAATGTTCATGCTATCACCAGCCGCCTTTCATCTTGTTCGATCATCATTGCAAACCTTTCCGCCTGTATCAAAAGTTGACCGCCGCATTCTCGATATATTGCCCCGCCAGTGGTTCCGGACTGGAAAACAGAGACTGACGCAAGAGAAACAGAAGACGCCCCAAAGATTTCAACTATCCCAGTACCTGATGCCGATATTGAACCAAGAGAGACTGACGACTCGCCAATGATTGAAACTTGTCCAGACTGAGAAACAGAGACACCGGAAAGTTGAGACGATGAAGATCCAAAAATTGAAACGGTGCCAGACTGAGAAACGGAGACTCCTGAGAGCGATACGGTAGAAGATCCAGATATTCCAACTGTACCTGTTGCCGATTGCGATATGCCTGCAAGCGTTACGTTTGAGATTCCGCCAGATGCCTGGACTTCACCAGACTGAGAGACTGAAATTGTTGAGAGCGTTACTGATGATGCACCATTTATGCTTACCGTTCCAGCTTGTGAGACAGAAAGATTTTCAAGCGTTTTTCCTGATGATCCAGAAATGCCAACTGTACCAGCCTGAGAGACCGAAAGACCAGAAAGATTTACAGATGATGCGCCAGAAATTGAGACTGTGCCGGTCTGTGAAGATGAGATGCTTTCAAGTGTTTTTGATGATTCTCCATTGATTGATACCGTTCCAGATTGAGAGACCGAAAGGCCTGAAAGGGTGACTGATGATGCACCTGTTATTCCGCTTGCGCTTTCGACTGTGCCGGTCTGAGATACTGCTATTGATCCGAGGGTAACGGAAGAGTTTCCGGTGACTTCTACGCCGCCGCCAGACGGCTGAGGAGAATCCCAGTCTGGAAACCCAAACGCCCAAGTCGTATTGAGATTTTGATCCCAGTCGGGTTCTCCAAAAAACCAGTTAGCGGTCATGCTACGACACCGTGACTGTCAGAGATTCTGGGTTGATGAGGATATAGTCTGTGCTAGAGGTCGCCCAGGTTTCAAAATATACTTCGATTTTACCGTCTGCGGACGGAGTGAAGGTCACTGAAACTGTGTTCCAGTCAGTATTTGAAGGTATGTCCGTTACTGCGTCAGCAGCGAGGATGACCCCGCGCTTTACTTCCAGTCGGCCAAGAATGTTTGTTGCATGCGATTTCTTTATACGCATTGACACCGTGACCGATGCTCCACTGATACTCGCGGAGTGCTTGTGTGTCGGACCCTGCCAATAAAGAGGAAACAGTGAACTTGCGGTAGTGGTATTCACCAGCAGTTTAAGACTGGACGCAGCCGTACCGTCCACTTCTGAAGTGTCTCTTGAGATAGTCAAACCCGCCGCTGATCCTAGGATTGCGGAAGCATCGCCGCCGTAGTTTTGCACCATGATGCAACCTGCGGTGGTGCTCAATTTTGTCGATCCAGCGAGTGTCGCGTCGTATATCTTAATCGACACGCCAGCGGAGGCACACCTGAGATCGGCAGTTGTTGCTC